GATCTAATCGTTGGTTCGGGCAACTTGCCAAGCGAGGTAGACGTCAATGACGCCACCTGGATTGGCGACCTCGACTCACTTGGAACTAAGGGCAAGTAATCTTAGGGATAGCTATGGGTCACCCAAAACATCCAATCTTCAGCGGCTCCACGTTTGGACTGATGTCTGGCGAAAAGCCGTTGTTCCAGCCTCAGGTAGAAGGTGGCCATGAAGCCCTGGGCTCCGCCCTGCAGCAGATGGGGCTGCATGCCGAGCCTACCAGTGGAAAGTACAAGGACCCCGAGAGGTCCTATATCATCCACAACCCAACCCTGGACCAGATGAAGCAGCTGGGGAAGGTGTTCGGCCAAGAGTCCATCATCCACAGTCAGAACGGCCAGCACAGGCTTGTCTATACCAACGGCGAGCATGAGGGTAAGTACCACTCTGCGGAAATGCAGAATCCCATCGAGCACTTCGAGCAGCCGCCTGACGACTTCTATACTAGCCTGCCAGGACATGGCAGCTTTCGCATCAACTTCGACTGGGCGAACATGCATCATCTCGACCCTGTCAGCAAGTCTGAGTCAGAGGTGAAGTGTACTACTTGCGGTTTTGTTCAGGCACCCGAGGACCGAGCAAAGGACAGCAAGGGCTGCAGGGGTGGCAAGGCGCACACTTGGCCCACATCCACCAAAAAGACCGAGCGGGAGTTCGAGCCTGAGCTTGCTGCATACCTTATGAAGAGTGCTCTGGCCGAGCTTTTGGCTGACCAAGCTCCAGTTCGCCATCACCCCCACAACTACGAGTGGCATGACGGTCACAGTAGCCATCACCAGCAGGACATGGCGGCACCTCAGCAGCTTCCAGGTCTGAGCAAGGCAGACATTGGACACCCGCACCTTGACGGTGGCAAGCCGCCAGAAGCGCCTCAGCCGACTAACGATCAAGCGGCTGGTGTTGGGGTCAGCACTTACAAGCAGTTCGCTCTACCATACGGAAACGTGACGCCTGGGGCAAAGCCCGACCTGCTCCACTACAATTACCACGGAAAGCTCCCTGAAATCAGCAAGTTGGTGCAGGACCATGGGTTCAAGACCTACTACGCTGGTGGCAAGTATGGGAAGCCCGACCTGGCCAACAAGAATTACAACACTGGCCACCTCATGGTCTATGACCCCAGTCCTTCGTCGGGTGGGGATTTTGGCCAGGAGAACTACACCGACGGGTGGCGCCAGATTCACGAGCTGGCCCACGCTCTGACCTATCCCGAGCTAAACAAGCTCTACGGCGAGGGCCGTCGTCTGGGCAAGCTTGGTATCCACCGCAACATGAACGAGGCCCTTCGAGCCGTTCACTGGGAATGGCTGGCTGCCCATAAGCAGCGTGAGCTGTCGAAGCAGATTGGGGTCCACATGAAGGACGAGGACTTCCACAAGGAACTCAACACTGTCATGCACGATGCGGCTCATAGGGCTGTGACGGGCAAGTTCACTGAGCCCAGCGGAGAGGGCTTCGTTCCTCACGCCCATAAGGTACCGCTGCACACAGCCCTGCAAATGGTCCGTGACTCCGGCCACCAGATGATGGGTCTTAAGGGCATGCACGACCTTCTTCCCAAGAAGGGTCTGACGAAGGCCCTGGACTGGGAAAAGCCCAAAGAGGTCGAGGTTGCACCTGTCAAAGGCGGCGTACTCATGACTTCGAAGGTCGATGGGAAGACCAAGCTTGAACACCACTACGGTGGCACCTCCGAGACTATCGCCAGCACCAAATCGCCCAAGGAGGCGAAAGCAAAGGCGAAAGAGCACATGGAGAAGGTTGAAGTTCCTGGCCTCAGGTCTCCGGGTCTCCACAATAGCGTTGAGGGCTTCATGAGCGCCTTGAAGGCGATGCCTAAGGGCGACCCTTCGCGCGGTAAGCACATCACAGCTCACATGAACCATGGACCCTTCCTGTCTGCTCTGCAGGCACACCCACAAGGTAAGCAAATTCACGCGATGCTGACGGCACATTTGAACAGCACCGCGAATGCAGGACTCAAGCCTGGGAGCACTCAGGTAACCGCAAAGAAAGAGAAGGCGGACGCAATCTTTTCCAAGACCGAAGGAGACCACCCTGTGGCTAACGAGAAACTGTACACCCCCGAAGAGGCCCGAGAGATTCTCCTCAAGGCCACCCGCGAGAAGGTCGATGCCTACGCCAAGGAGATTGAAGCTCTCCGTGGTCGTGAGCTGAAGAAGGCTCTCATTCCTCCTTCGTCCAAGGACAAGCCTGGGCACTACGCCAGCTCGGGCGTCGAGGATGTCCCGCACGGGAAGGTGAATCCGAAGGGCGTCGACAAGTCGATGGGCAAGGCTGATGCCATGGACAAAGCTGTCGACAAGGTCGTTGTTCCGACCAAGAGCACCAAGAAGCCCCCTCCGCCACCGCCGGGTGCAGACTATACCGCCCACAAGGAAGGCACCAAGACCGTCTACGAGGCCAAGAAGGCTGAGGTCGAGAAGTGCGGCGACATGAAGGCTGGCGACGACCCGACCAAGAAGGCTGAGCTGGTCGACGCCAAGGGCAACAGGAAGGACAGCCACACCGTTTCTGGTTCCAAGACCCCTGACGACAAGAAGCCTGAGCACGTCAACAAGCCTGGGAAGACTTCGAAGACCGCCGGCTCTGGTGGCGTCATTCTGCCTGGCTCCAAGCTGAAGAAGGCCGACGCCGCGCCCCCTACCGCCAAGCCGCCTGGGAAGTCTCCTGCCGCAGCTGCACCTACCAGCGCTCCAAAGGCGCCCAAGATGCCCGCAATGAAGGCTGAGCTGGACAAGGGCATGACTGGCGACATGAAGGGTGGCGGTAAGCCTGTCGCGAGTCCCGAAGCTCGTTCGGCTGATTTCTCGGCTGCCATGTCCGGGGCTTTCCAGCCAAAGGGACCGGTGACCTCCGGTCTTCAGCTGGACAAACCCAAGGCTCCAGGCGCTGCTCCCGCGATGGCCAAGCCCGCTGCTCCGGCAGGTCTGAAGTCGCCCAAGGCAGCTGGTGTCACCCAGTCGGCTGGCCCAGTCATGAATGCAGCACGACCCGCTCCCGCTGCTAAGCCTGGGATTTTCGGAAGGCTGTTTGGCGGGAATAAGTAAGGGAGCGATGCCGATATGGGGTTGATCTACACGTACGCAGACCCCCGAACCGGCGAAATCCGTTACGTCGGGAAGACCGAGCGGGATCTGGAGTCTCGCATTAGAGAGCATCAGTGCAGAGCCCGGTCGGGCCGTACTCACCTCTATTGCTGGACGAGGTCTCTTGAGGCCAAACCCCTCGTTGAGGTTCTAGAAGAGACCCAAAACACCACCAGCGCCGAGGTCTACTGGATTGCTCAGCTTAAGGCGTGGGGCTTCAACCTGGTCAATCACACCGACGGCGGCGAAGGCCAGCGGGGTCTCAGGCACACTCAGGCTACTAAGGAGAAGATCGGAAGAGCACAGCGTGGACTGAAGAAGCCTTGGGCTGCTGAAAACATCAAGGCGGCTCAAAGCGCCAATCTGGGAAGTACACGACCTGGATCGCGAGAAACAATCAAGAAGGCCGTCTTGGCGGCTCGCAGCGAATCAGCTCGGATTGCAAGGTCGAGAGCCCAGGGTGGCAGGCCTGTGTGGTGCGAGCAGAATGGAATCGTATACCCGACCGCCTCTCTAGCAGCTGAAGCTCTTGGGCTGGATCCTTCTTCGGTTCTCAAGGCAGTCAAGGGCCGCTTGAAGTCTACGGGTGGGTTCACCTTTCGTTTCACAAAGACTTAATCTTCCGAACAGGATTTTAGGAGAACAACCATGGCAATTTCATTCGTAACCGATGCTGGTACCCTGGTGATCCCTGGCGCCTACAGCTCCATCCGGGTTCAGTCCGCCAACAGCGGCCTGGCTGCTACGGGCATCTTGATGCTTGTCGGTGAGGCGGACGCAGGACCTCGCTTCAACGCAGAGGCCGACCTGGAGTCGAACGCATTCGGCCCTGACCAGCTGGCGGCTGTGGTGTCGAAGTACAAGTCTGGACCGCTGGTGGACGCCTTCCGCAACGCGGCAGCTCCAGCCAACAGCCCTGACATCGCCGGTGCCCCAAACCGCTTTGTGTTGGTGAAGACGAACCTCAGCACCAAGGCCAGCGGGGCTCTCCCACGCCAGGGCGGCGGTACCTACGCGACCCTCTTGGACCGCTCGTTCGGCAAGCTGGGCAACCTCATCTACTGGCAGGTCGCTGCTGCTACTTCGGAGCTTGTCCCAAGCACCGGGCAGTATAGCTTCATTCCTCCTGTTGGCACTGTCGGCATCACCTTCCGGGTGAATGGTGGAGCGGCCGTCAGCATGACCACTGTCGCGAACATCCAGCCGGCGGCCTTCGTGACCCAGGTCGACGCTCTCTCGGGCGTCACCGCAACCGGTGGCGTGAACCGCACCCTCCTTTCTGTCTCTGGCACCCTGACCCTTGACGCCAACCCCAGTGGTGCAGGCGCAACGGTCATCGACCTGACTCGTTCGGGAGCCTGGACGAACACTCCAGTCGTGGGCGACACCCTCATCATCCCTGTCGGCTCGGTGGTTGCTGGCGCTGCACAGGAGAACGTTGGCGGATACGTCGTGACTGCTGTGACCTCCACGACCCTGCGAGCTGTGAAGCTCAGCGACGCCGGCAAGGTCTCGCCTGCTCCTGTCATCGGCACCGTCACCAACCCTGTCGACGTCGGCCCGGCCGCCATCGCAGCTGTCACGGATGCTTCGGCTCACTCGCCTGTTGTCATCAGCAGCGAAGCAGGTGGTCCTATTGACGGCGTGGGCAAGGCACTTGAAGTCGCTGAGACGACCGCCGGTACCGACCTTCTGTCCCGTACTGCATTCGTTCTCGGCACCAGTGGTGCTGTAGCCTGGGTCAGCAAGACCGGCGCGGCACGCCTCCTGACCAGTGCGGCTGAGTATCGAGCCAACCTGCAGGTCAATCGGCAGACGGACAACATCAACGAGGAACTCATCGCTGGCGGTGAAATCGCTCTGCGGATCGGCTACCTCGGCACCACGGCAACGCTGACCATCTCCGACACCACCCTGACCACCACGGTCGTGGGCGGTTCTGGTGGAAACCTGAACATCACGCTGGCGGACTTCCCGACCATCGCGGACCTCGCCACCTTCATCAACTCGCAGACCGGCTACACCTGCACGGTTGGCACGGCAGTTCTCGGCCAGCTGCCCAGCTCGGCACTGGATAACGTCACGGGCCAGGGCATCTGTGGCCAGTTCGGCGAGCAGCCTGGGCGCGTGAAGATTGACGCATTCCGCATGTTCGCTCAGGTGCGTGACAGCTCCGTTCTGGTTCAGCTCAACAACCCTGAGGCAGCAGCGGCAGCCGGTCTCCCGGCGACGACCGCCGGCATCGCCTATCTCTCGGGTGGGTCGAAGGGCGGCAGTTCCAGCGCAGACTTTACGGCTGCAATCGACGCTCTGGCTGCTGTGCGAGGCAACTTCCTCGTTCCGCTCATCAGCCGGAATGCAGCTTCCGACATCGTGGACGGCTTGACTGAGGCAACCAGCACCTACGACATCGATTCGGTCAACGCTTACGCGAAGACCCACTGCCTCCGGATGTCAACGCTCAAGAAGCGCCGCAACCGCCAGGCCTTCGTGTCGAAGCTGGACACGTTCGCCAACACACGGGCTGCTGCAGCCAACCTGGCCAGCTTCCGGGTGAGCTGTGCGTTCCAGGACTTCAAGCAGGTGTCGAGTGCCGGTACTCTGGTTCAGTTCCAGCCATGGATGGGTGCGACTCTGGCGGCTGCAATGCAGGCTGCTGGTTTCTACCGGGCAATCGTCAACAAGGGCATCAACACCTCGGGTGTTCTGATGCGGGACGGCTCGTTCTCGGACAAGGACGACAGCCAGGTCGAGGACGCACTGCTCTCGGGTTTGCTCCCCGCTCGCAAGAGTCTGACCGGTGGCTTCACCTGGATTTCCGACCAGACGACCTACGGCAAGGACTCGAACTTCGTGTTCAACAGCATCCAGGCCGTGTACGTGGCCGACATCATCGCCCTGAGCACTGCTCAGCGCATGGAGGCCGCGTTCGTCGGTCAGTCGGTGGCAGACGTCAGTGCCGGCATCGCACGTGCCTTCCTTGAAGGCATCATGGCAGACTTCATGAGCCTGAAGCTCATCGCTCCAAGCGACGATGCTCCAAAGGGCTTCAAAAACCTGACCGTGCAGATTTCAGGCCCGGCAATGGTCGTCAGCCTCGAAGTCAAGCTCGCAGGCGCCATCTACTTCATTCCAATCAGCTTCCTGGTTAGCCAGGTCACGCAGACGGCGTAATCGTTCGTTTTCTAAGGAGAAAGCAAAATGCCCGCAAAAGTAATGACTGGAGCGCGAGCGAAGGTGTCTGTCAACGGCAAGCCCGTCGGCATCTTCAACAACATCAGCTACGGACTTCGGTTCTCTGCTGACCCCATCTACATCCTCGGTGCCTACGGCCCTGTGGAGACTGTGTACACCGCCCAAGAGGCCGTGAACATCACCTGTTCGGGCTGGCGTGTCATCGACCATGGCCCTCACGCTGAGCCGGCCGTGCCGAGCCTGAGTGAGCTGCTCCGTCACGAGTACATCGAGATTACGGTCTTCGACCGCCTTGACACGGACCCTGCCGGCAAGCCCATCGCCAAGTTCCGTCAGTGCCGTCCAGTGGACTACAATGCCACCTTGGCCAACCGACAGCCTTCTGAGTGTCAGGTGACGTACATCGGCCTCCGCATGGACGACGAGACCAAGGCGAACGACGAGCTTCCTACGGCGGCAGTTCTCCCGTAAGACTCAGCCCTTCCTGAAGTCATGGGCGGCCTTTGGTCTTGTACCGAAGGCCGTCTTGCTTTATGGTGTCCCACATGAACATCTTCAAAGAGGCAGCAAGAACCAAGGACCAGGCTCGCGGAATCCTTGAGGAGGCCGGCGTCAACGCCAAGTACCTCATGTCCGTGACCGATACCGGCCCCAGGGTAGAGATTCATGTTGCGCCGGCCGACCTCGAACTGGCCCACCAGTCCTTGCCACCTAACATCAATCGTGGTATCGTGAAGCTTGTCGTCAAGAAGTAACCCACACCTACAAGGAACCATGTACTCGTACATCTTGAATCTGGAAGCGAAGAACACTTTCGAGCACCCGAAGCAGGCGCAGCTGTTGGCGGAAGAACTTCTCGACCTGACAGCTCGCATCGAGGACACGACCGAATTCGACGAAGAGGACGTGTTCATCTCCAACGCCTTCGAATCTGGCGCTGAGGTCCGCGAAGAGGGCTTGGACCAAGCGGCCAAGTGGGTGGCCCACCTCTCTGAGGAGTTCCCAGACCTGGTCTTCAGTGTGGACGTGACTGAGCCTGAAGAGCTGGGTTCGGTGGGGATTCTGGAGCGATGGTACTTCCGGGACGGCCGGCGACAGGTGGCTGAACCATACATGGTCGTCCCTGACTTCGACCCAGACGAGCCAGGGGAACTCATCCGGTGAACGTCTACGTCACGGGAAGGAACGCCCTGCCCGGTCCCGAAGAGACCGGCATCGCCCTCTCTCAGGAGGGCATTGACGTTCGCGTCTTCTCCCCTGACATGAGCCTGCAGGAAATCTACGACGAAGTTCTCTCCTGTGACGCAGTCCTTATCATCTGGGCAGGCCTTGATGAGGACTACCCCGACCTGGCAGCCGAGCTTGGCATGGCTATTGCTCTCGGAAAGACAGTCTACGTGGCTAAGTACTCCTTCAGCGCAGACTGTGTCTTCTTGGTCATGCCCGGAGTTCGCTGCTTCTTCAACGTAGAGAAAGCCATCCAGGCTTTGGTTGAAGACTCCAAAGAGACACCAGAATGAATGACTGGAGAGACTGGGAATGGCCGGGCGGCGGGGTCGCCAATGACCCAGAAGAGACGCCAGAGCCTCTCGTTTCCGTGCCAGCCCGAGTTTCAGGTAACGTCAGGTCTTGCTACGTTTGTGACAGAGACCTGATAAGCCTCAAGGGTGACTACGTCGTGAAGCGCCACAGCTCCGATCTCCGATTCTTTGTCTCCCTATGCATCTGGTGCGCTGACTGGTTCAGGTCTGAACAGAAGTAATCTTTGCATGTGAGGTGGTGTTCACATGCCCAAGTCCAGCAAAGCCGGTCTCGCCGACAATCTCGTCGTCACAACTCTGTCTCGCATCGATGAGAAGCTCGACAAGGTCGACTCTCGATTGGATGAGCACTCCACCATCATGGTGCGCCAGCAGGCGATCCTGGAAGAGCACATGAGACGGTCGGACCTTCTGGAAAAGAAGATCGACAAGGAAACGGCCACTATCAAGGACGAGATGCCGAAGGTCGTTGACGACCAAATCCGCCTTGCTCGAAATAAGTTCCTCATCAATGCCCTGAAGGCAGCTGGAGTGCTCGCCGGCCTCGGTGGCGCTGGTGTAGGCGCCAAGCAGCTCATCGAAGCAACCCTCAAGCTCTGGGGCAGCTAATGAACACCAAGGAATCTCTCAGTAGCAAGAAGCTCTGGTTCTCGGTCGGCTGTGTGGCTATGGCTTTTCTGTACGCCATCCTGGCGGCAACCGTGATGCCCGGCCTCCTGGAACTCTACAAGGAGTTCGTCGGGGTCCTTGAATTCATTGCCGCAGCCTACCTGACCGGAAACGTGGCTAACAAGTGGGTCGTCGGTAGGGTCAACTCAGAAACCGAGAAGCCCAAGGCAGTCAAGACTCCTCCTGGTGGCCCGAAGGTCCCGGACGAGCCCTAAGGGTACTTCACCACAGGAACACGGCGCTCCTTCTCTACCGACAGGACACCTCGTTCGACCAGCTCATCCAGCCGTACCTTGCAGGCGTCACAGGTGACCCAGCTCAGGTGGACTGAAAAGAAGCAGACGGCGATCCCTCCCCAGTTGTTGCCGGAAAACAGAGCCAAGCCTAGAGCGCTCGGGCTGGCCTTTCCACACAGGCCTAAGTCGGTCAGCGTACTGGGTGTGTCAGGCTTTTCCTGGTCTTCAAGGCGAAGAGTCCTAGTCTTCACCAGCACCATGCTCATCGCAGGCAGGTGGCACACCTCTTGACGTGCCCACTCCGGGACTGGCTGGCGACCTACCTTGTGGTCGGTTCTCCTGGCCTTCCAGATGGACCGACTCTCCAGGTGGGAGTAGTAGGCGTAGCTGTTGCTCATTTTAGGAGGTCCAGGCGTCGAAAGCTACTTGAACTTCTGTTCGGTCAAAGTCAACCAGCTCGCACACCCAAACTGGGGATCTGACAGTCATGGTCGTAGCGAGTGCGTACCCGCACCTGAACACTTCGACGCCCAGATTCGAATTGGACCATCGCCGGAAGGACCAGGCGCAGTCCCTACACAGACCCCCAAGGCCCTTCCGGCGTTTGTAGCACTTCCTGCAGCGTCGTCGGGTCACCGCTCACTTCCCGTACAGTCCAAGGACCTCGCGAGCCACAACACACGCAGCCTCGCTAGCCTCGGCCTCAGCAAGAGTCTCTGCGTCCAACTCACGGCGACTGGCAGCAATCATGGCCAGACGGTAGTTGTTGCCGCCATTGAGTCCAGTCTGCATCACGCCCTTCAGCGCCCGTACCACCTCGTCACGCTGCGCTTCGAGTTCCGCTTCTGACTCTTCCAACTCCTTCACTCGGTCGATGAGGAGCTGGAATCGAGCCTTTGCTTCTGGATACGGGAGACCCGTGAACCCGGCAGAGTCAAGGGTAGCGACGAGCGGATAGACGTGTTCCGACCAATTGAGAGCCTGAGAACCAACGATGCTGTTCCTGACGCCGTTCACCTTCTCACCGAGGCTCTCCAGGTCCTTCACCCGCTCTTCAAGCTTCTCTGCACGCTCAAGGCGCACCTTCACGTCACGGAAGAGCGTCTCGGGCGGTGGCGTATTCCCCCAGCCAAGGAGCAAGGCGAGAGACTGAAACCAGGCCTCCGTCTTCTGGGCTCGCTCCTGAGCCTCGACCGCAATACGTTGCTCCTCATTGAGCAATCGGTCGAACGACGACCTCTCCTCTTTCATCGAAGCTGAAAGATGCGCCTTCAGCTTTCCCACCTCAGAGCGCAACTCAGCCGCTTCGTGGGCGAATCGGTCGCGTTCGGCTCGCATCTCGTCGGTCTGCCACTCCAGCGCTGCCTTCAGCTCGTCACTCATGGTCGCCTCGCTCGATAGCTTCAGACAAGGACATCATCAGGTCGCCGTCGGAAACGTCGTCGAAGTCCTCGGTCGTCCTGAGCCACTTTGCTACTTTTGCGCGTTCACCAACTTGCCGCTCGTTCGCGTGGGCGTGCAGGGTCTGGAGGGCGATGATGCGTGCGCATGACCACTCCAGCTCCTTGGTAGCATCATCGAGGAGGCACTGCAGCTCTAATGCGCGGTGATTCGCCTTTGTCACCTCAGCCTCAGTCTTCTCTCGAAAACTATCTCGCTCCGCGACTATAGCGGAGACGGAGGCGCCCAACGCAAGGGCGTTCTTTTGGGTGGAGGTCAGTCGTTGTCGAAGGTCGTCCCGCTCCTCCACAAGAGCCGCCACAGCCGCCCGAAGGCCGTCGCCGTCTTCGTAGGTGGGGTCGAAGCCTACCAGCTCTGAGATGTCCATGCCCAGCGACCGAGCGTTTTCCTGCTGGCGGAGTGCGTTATCCCTGTGCTTGTCCCGCTGACGCTCAAGCTCGGTCACTTGACGCCGCAGGTCATCCCGTTCATCGCGAACACGCCGGACCTCCTCCCTGAGGGCTTCACGGAACTCGCTCCTTTCACTGTCCATCTGGCGGAGCTGGGCTTCAAGGTCCTTGGCCTTCATCCACCACTTGTTGGCGTTCTCTACCTCTGCACAGAAGAGTTGATTCTTGGCTTCCAGCTCCTCATCGAGCTTCAGGATTCGAGCCAGGGCCATCTCCAGGGCGGGGTCTTTTTCTTCAGTGCTCATGATTCCTCCGAATTCTCCGGATGAGTGTTGATGAAGGTCTTTACGAGCGTCTCCAGCTCTTCAGAGAAGCTACCACAGGAGCTG